ATGAATTTAAAGCAAAATCTCGATAAATAATAATATTCTGTAAAAAGTGTCATAAATAAAACAGGAAATAACTGTTTAAATGGCTATAAAACGGATATCAAGGGCATTTAAAGACATAAATTTGTCTTTCAGACCCCATCCAGTCACAAAAGATCTTACAATTCTTAGAAATGAGAACGCAATAAAGAGATCTGTTAGAAATTTAGTACAAACCATCCCTACTGAAAGGTTTTTTAACTCTGTTTTGGGGTCGGATGTGCGAAGTAGCTTATTTGAATTTGTAGATTATGGAACCGCATCAACAATTCAAGACCAAATTGAGATTGTAATAGAAAATTTTGAACCAAGAGTTGAAAATCTCACTGTTGAGGTATTACCAGTTCCTGATTTAAATGAATTTGAGGTTACAGTATTTTTTGATATCGTTGGACAGGAGATACCAACACAAGAATTTTCCTTCATACTCGAAGCAACAAGATAAATGCCTTTTACTAAGTTTACAAACCTAGATTTTGATCAAATCAAGACCTCAATCAAAGATTATATTCGTGCTAACTCTGATTTTACGGATTTTGACTTTGAAGGTTCTAATTTTTCGGTTTTAATTGATACTTTAGCTTATAATACTTACATTACGGCGTTTAATTCAAATATGATTGTGAATGAGTCATTTTTAGACTCTGCAACATTAAGAGAGAATGTTGTATCTCTTGCTCGAAATGTTGGATATGTACCAAAATCAAGGACTGCTGCTCAAGCAACGATTTCATTCAACGTCACAGTTAGTGGTAATACTCCGACACTTACACTACAGGCAGGGTTAGTATGTGTTGGTTCAAGTAGTGATACATCATACGTATTTTCTATACCTGAGTCAATAACAACTGTCACAACTCAAGCAGTAGATGGTGCTGGTAATGTAATATCAAGCACAGCTTCATTTAATGACGTAATAGTGTATCAGGGAACTTATTTGAATAAAACCTTTACAGTTGATGGTTCACTTGATCAAAGATTCATAATTGAAAATTCATTTGTTGATACATCAACCATCGTTGTTAAGATTAGAGGGGAGGGAGATGATACATCAAGAGAATATAATAAAGTAGATAATATATTAAACATTACAAATACATCAGAGATATATTTAATCCAAGAAATAGCAGATGAAAGATATGAATTATTATTCGGTGATGGTATTTTTGGGAAAAAACTTGAAAATGATAGTGAAATAGTCGTTTCATACATTGTTACTGATGGAAGAGAGGGTAACGGTCCTTCTTCATTTAACTATGCAGGAAGTGTTGTATCATCATCTAATCAAATACAAATTCCATCAACTACACCACAAATAACAACCACCTCAGCGGCAGCTAATGGAGGTAATATTGAGTCAATTAATTCCATTAAGTATTTTGCACCTAGACTGTATTCATCGCAGTACAGAGCAGTTACAGCCCGTGATTACGAGACTATAATACAAACCATTTATCCTAATACAGAGTCAGTTGCAGTCGTTGGTGGGGAAGAACTAGACCCACCTGAATTTGGAACTGTTTCTATCACCATAAAACCTAAAAATGGTGAATTTGTATCAGACTACGATAAAAGCATAATTTTGTCCAGACTAAAAAACTACTCATTAACTGGTATAAATCAAAAAATAATTGATTTGAAAGTATTATATGTTGAACTAGAGTCTTTCGTCTACTATAACCCAGCTCAAGTATCTACAGCATCAAATTTAAAAACAAACATTATTAATGGTCTAACATTTTATAGTCAATCAGTGGATTTAAATAAATTTGGAGGCAGATTTAAATATAGTAAGGTTTTAAATGTCATCGATCAAATAGATGAAGCAATATCATCAAATATTACTAGAGTTAGAATTAGAAGAAATCTTAAAGCATTAACGAATCAATCTGCACAATATGAATTATGTTTTGGTAATGCCTTTAATATAAATCCAGAGGGTAAAAATATAAAGAGCACTGGATTTACCGTTCAGGGACAAACTAGTATGTTATATTTTACGGATATACCAAATAAAAATAGTGATGGTGCACTAGATGGAAGTGGTAAAGGGGTTTTAGGAGTTATTAGAATAGGTCAAGATGCATCAGAAAATCAGTTAATCATACCATCAGCTGGTATTGTTGATTATGTGCATGGGGAAGTAATTTTAAATACTATTAATATCACATCGACTGAGAGGGATAATAATATTATTGAAATTCAAGCCTTCCCAGAATCAAATGATATTATAGGATTAAAAGATTTATACTTAGCATTTTCTATTGATAATAGTGAGATAAATATGGTTAAAGACACTATTACATCTGGTGAGCAGATATCTGGTGTTGGTTATAAAGTTACATCAAGTTATTCAAACGGAAAATTGATAAGAGGATAATATGATAACAACTGGAATTGATAAAAGAGTCAAAGTCCAACAGATAATAGAAAATCAATTACCTGAGTTTCTGACATCTGAAAGTCCTAAAGCAGTAGATTTTTTAAAACAATATTATATCTCTCAGGAATATCAAGGGGGAGTAATTGACCTAACTGATAATTTAGATCAATATATTAAATTAGATAATTTAACACCAGAAGTAGTTGTAGGAGAGACAAAATTAACTAGTGGTATAACAACTACTGATACAACTGTTAATGTTAGTAGTACAAAGGGATTTCCAAAAGAATACGGTCTTTTTAAGATAGAAAATGAAGTAATAACATATACAGGAATTACTACAAATAGTTTTACTGGTTGTATTCGTGGATTTAGTGGTATCACAACATATCATGCAGAAAATAATCCTTCTGAACTTACTTTTTCTGTTACGAATGCTATAAATCATGAAAATGATTCTACTGTTTCAAATCTTAGTGCATTATTTTTAAAAGAATTTTATAAAAAAACGAAAACAACATTAACACCAGGTTTAGAAAATGTAGATTTTGTCAAAAATTTAGACGCTAGCAATTTTATAAAAAGTTCAAGAGCATTTTACCAATCTAAAGGCACAGAAGAATCTTTTAGAATTTTATTTAATGTATTATATAATGAAACTCCAAAGGTGGTTGATTTAGAGGAATATTTAATAAAACCATCATCGGCAGAATATATTAGAAGAGAAATAGTTTTAGTGGAGGCAATAAAAGGAAATCCATTAAAATTATTGGGTCAAACAATTATTAAATCATCAGACTCTGCAACTAGAGCACCAATTGCAGCATCAGTTTCTGACGTTTCACCTTTAACAAGAAAAGACAAATTATATTTTAAATTAGGTTTGTTTGTAGGATTTAATGATAAGGATTTAATTGAAGGAACCTTTACTATACCTGGAATTACAAGATCTATAACAAATGTTTCAGCAGGTGCTAGTGTTGTAACTGTTGATTCAACAGTTGGTTTCGGAACAACTGGATTTATTGTGTCTGGTATTAATACAAACATTTATTATGGTAGTAAATCATTAAATCAGTTTTTCGATTGTGAAAATATAGTTTCACCAATATCACCAACGGACGATATTAGATCAAATATATTCTATTATGGTTATGAAGATGGTGATTTAAATAAAGTAGTCGAATTACGTATAACAGGTGTTTTATCTGAATTTAAACCAACAACTGATATTAATTTAGTATCAGAGGGAGAAAAAATAACCGTTAAGAATGTTGGTGAAAAAATAACAGATACGGGAACAAACAAATCAAGAAAACAGATATTTGCTAATTCTTGGATTTATAATACTGCTTCAAGATTCCAAGTCGAAAGCATATCTGGGGATAATTTTGTTTTATTTACAAACGACATTGATAAGTCAAGTATTAAAGTAAATGATGAGATTGAAATACTTTTTAGAGATGAGGAAAATATAGCAGGAAGTGGTGTTGTCAATAGTGTTAGTGTATCCACTAGAACAATTAATATAAATCCCCTAAGTGGTGTTTTGCCAGGTAGCACATTTAGCACTGAACCAAATAGAACATATGACATAAGAAGAAAAATTAAAACAGCAAAAAGCTCTATTGTAGACATGGAATTTGGTAATAATGTCATCACTTCAGATATTACCAATGTTTATAATGATTCTGATGAGAGAATGTATGTTGCATCTAATTCATTACCTTCATATACGATTAATAAATCTATAACTCAATCTATTATTCCTAATGCAACAGCAAATGTAGATATACAGGGATATAATCCAAACACACTCAAATATAGTATAATTTCTTTCTCTCAAGATGTTGGTTTTATAACTGGAGATGAAATCAGTTATTCGGCGCAAGGAACAACTATACCTGGTTTAGAAGAAGGAACATATTTTGTAGAGGTTATTGCTAAAAATCAAATTAGATTATACAGATCAAGATCATTTATTCCTGTTGCCAATTTTATAGAATTTGAACCATTACCAGCAAACACTGGAACCCATACATTTTCATTAATTGGAACTTTAGATCAAAAAATAAGTCCTCAAAAACTATTAAAAGAATTTCCACTTGAACCTAACTTAGAAAATTCAGATATAATATCAACTACTCCAAACCCCACTGGTTTGTTAATAAATGGAGTTGAGATATTAAATTATAAGTCTAATGACCAAATATATTTTGGACCAATAGAAGATATTAAAATATTAAATCCAGGACAAGATTATGACTTAATTAATCCCCCTGTACTAAATGTCTCCTCACCTGGTGTAGGCAAAACAACAGCATTAGTTCAACCAGTTGTTTTAGGAACAATTACAGATATTCAAATTGACCCACAAGATTTTGATATACAAAAGGTACTTTCAGTAGAAGTAGATGGTGGAAATGGATTTGGTGCTAGTTTTGAACCTGTTTTATTAAGTAGGAGAAGAGAAATATCATTTGATGGTAGATTAGTTTCTGATTTTGGAGGTGTTGACAATGTAAATGAAACTATAACATTTTTATCTGATCATCATATTGCAAGTGGAATTCCTTTAATTTATAATGCTAATGGTAATAATCCATTAGGGGTTGGAACTGTTGGAAATGATGCTTTATCTGTTGTTGGACTTGGCACAACAAGTTTAGTTGATAAAGCAATCTATTATCCATCTGTCGTTAATTCAAATACAATTAAATTATTCCAGAGTCTTAATGACTATAATACTGGTATCAACACTGTAGGATTCACAACTTTTAACAAAGGTGGTATTCATAAATTTAAACTTTTAAGAGATGAAAAAACATTAAAAGATATTAGAGTTCTTGATGGAGGTGAATTTGAGAATAGACAAGCATTTGTTAATCCAACTGGAATTAGTACGATTGATAATACAATATTTTTTAAAGATCACAGATTTTTTACAGGTGAAAAAGTTGTTTATACAACTAATGTTGGATTAGGATCAACACAACCACAAACTATATCTGGATTATCCACATATACTGGTATTAATACAACATCAAATTACTATAGTGTATTGAAAATTGATGAAAATACTTTTAGATTAGCAGACGCTGGAATAGGTGGCACAATAACTGATAATTTTAATAGAGAAGATTACATTAAATTTTCAAATTCTGGAACTGGATATCAAGTATTTAAATATCCTGATGTAAATGTAAAAATAAATTATGAACTTGCTAATACTAATGTTGGTGTCATTACTGCAACTCCAGTTATTAAAGGTGGAATATCTCAACTATTTTTATATGAAAAAGGAAGTGGGTATGGATCAGAAATATTAAATTTAGAAAAACCTGTTAATATAAAAAGACAATTAGGTAAAAATGCAGAATTAAAACCCATTATAACAAATGGAAGTATTAGTTATGTAGAAATACAATCAAAAGGTGAGAATTATACAAGTGCTCCTGATTTAGAAGTAGTAGGAATTGGAACTGGTATAGGTGCTAAATTAAGAGCTGTAGTAGAAAATGGAAAAATTACCGATGTAATTATTTTAAATGGTGGAATACTGTATGAAGATGATAAAACATCAATAGTTGTCACTAACCGTGGTAGTGAGTTAAAAGTTGAAACAAGTATTAGAAGTTTATATGCTAACTCATTTGAGAGATATGGCAATGAAGCATTAGTAGAATCTGAGGGCACATTGAAATATTCTATTGTTGGATATTCCACTCAAATTGGAAATGATACATTTGGAGATGATGGTGTAAAACATTCACCCATTATTGGTTGGGCATACGATGGTAATCCAATATATGGTCCTTACGGTTATAGTGATCCTAATAATAGTGACTCTGAGATTAGGATATTAGACACAGGTTATGAATTAGATGGATCTGCTATAATTGATAGACCACCATCATTTAGTAATGGGTTTTTTGTTGATGATTATGTATTTACTAACGTTGGTGATTTAGATATTCATAATGGAAGATATTGTAGAACACCAGAATATCCAAATGGTGTGTACGCATATTTTGTTGGAATAACTTCAATATCCTTAGAACCTAAGTTTCCATTTTTTATAGGTAATAGTTTTAGGTCAAATCCTGTTGAAAATAATTATAAGTTAACACAAAAAAGTTTTAATGTAGAAAAATCAAATTTAATAAGAAATACATATCCTTACAAAGTATCGGATGAATTTGCAGATAATGATTTCATAGTTGAATCAAATGAAATATCTCGACAAGTCACAGTCGTTGAATCAACATCTTTTGGTTCAGTTGATTCTATTCAAATTTTAAATTCTGGTGATAATTATAAAATAGGGGATACCGCAGAATTTGATAATACTAACACTAAAGGTGGTGGATTAAGTGTATCAGTAAGTGAATTAAAAGGTAAAAATATAACATCTATCGAAACAAATACTGATACATTTAATAATGTAGTATTAACAAGAAATAAAAACGGAAACTTCTCAGCATTTATATCAACTTCACCATCTCTTAACAATGGTGATATAGTATCTATTTCAGGCATAAGCACAACACTTGTAACTGGATTAAATGATTCATTTAGTATTTCAATAGAAACTGGAAGAACTGTGCTTTATCAAGAAATTCCTAATTCTGCCACGACTGGAGTAGTGACTGACATATATGTATCAAGTATACCAGAGCAAATTTCTATTGGAAGTAGTATAGGTATTGGTACAGAAAAACTAAAAGTTCTTAATAAATTTGATGTCAATAAAATTTTAAGAGTAAAAAGAGGAGCAGTATCTGGTGTTCATACCGTTGGAACTCAAGTTGATGTCCTTTCAAATAAGTTTACCTTACTTAATTCTGGAATAGGCATAACAGAGTTTGATTCAAAAATAAATGATGAAATATTTTTTAATCCTCATGAGTCAATTGGAGTAGGAACTGTTGTAGGATTAGGTTCAACATCATTATCGACTTTAGGTGATTTAACAAAGGTCGTTTCTACACCACTTCAAAGTATTAGATTACCAAATCATCCGTTTATTACCAATCAAAGAATTACTTTGACAAAACCAAATGCGGGATACGCTTTAACTGTTTCAAAGGATGATGGTGTTACTACGTTTAACATTCCAGAATCAGGAAACACTCAAGATGTATTTGTAATTAAAAAATCAGATAATTTTATTGGTATTGTTACACAAGTTGGGTTAACAACAAATACACCAGGTTTATCGTTTGTAGGTGATACAAAAGTTGGTTCAAGTAGTTTTGAATATTCTTTCAGCAGCAATTTCAATCAAATAACATCTAAATTAGAGAGAGTTGTATCTACTATTGGACTTTCAACTGCTCATGGTCTCGATAATGGTGAGTTCATATCAATGAATATTGTACCTAATCAGTCAGTTGGTATTGGTACGTCTACTCATGTAAATATCAAATATGATCTAGATTCTGAAAAACTATTAATAAATTCAAAAACATGTTCAACTAGTGGTATAAATTCATCCACTAATAACGTAAATATAGTAGATCATGGATTCTTCACTGGTCAAAAAGTTTATTATACCTCAAGTAATCCAATTGAAGGTTTAGATAATAAGGAATCATATTATGTTTATAGGGTAGATGATAATAATTTTAATTTAACAAAAACATTAAGAGATTTAATATTTCCTGTTAGACTAATAGAGTTCTCTTCTACAGGAAGTAATCATGAATTTTCTTTAGTAAATCCAGAAATTAATGTAGTAAGAAATAACAGTCTTGTTTTTGGGATTGGACACTCATCATTGGAAGGATTTGACTTTAAAATATTTTATGATGATCAATTTAAAAATGAATTTGTTTCTACAGGAACTACTAGCTCATTTCAAGTAACTGGAGTTGGAACTGCTGGAATAGGAACCACCAGTATCAATAAACCAACTGATGCGTTACTTACTTTAAATTATTATGAGGATAATCCTATTAGATTATACTATAATGTTCAAAAGAGTGGATATATAAGCACTTCTGATTTTGTTGATGTTTCTAATGCTTCAAGTATTAATTATATTGACAGTACTTACAATGGCACACATAGAATTTTTAATACTTCGATAGGTTCAACTACATTTGATATATCATTAATTTCAAAACCAGAAAAAATTTCATATGCCTCTACAGAAACAGAAATATCAAGTTATACCACTAAATCTGAAAATGCGACAGGTCCAATTGAAAATGTAACTATTAATTATGGAGGTCTCGGTTATAAAAGTTTACCAAATTTTGTAAGTATTGCATCAACTCAAGGTGTTAATGGTGTGCTTTTACCAAATTCTAAAACGATTAATAAAATCAATAGCACAAGAATATTAAATCCTGGTTTTGAATATTCATCAGATAATACTTTAGTGCCAGAGGCATTTGTATCTCCATTAATCTCTATTATTAATTCAAATACAATTTCTAATGTAGAAGTTATATCTGGAGGTAAAAATTATACCTCTGCTCCTGACTTAGTTATTGTGAATCCTGATACAGGTCTACAAGATACAAGTGGTTCGATTCAAGCACAGATAACTGGTAGTGCAGTATCTGAAGCATCAATTATTGTTCCTCCCAGAGGATTACAACCTGTAACACATCAAATATTTGCACTTAATAATAGCAATGGGGCTACTATAAGGACTGTTCAATTTAATCCATCAACAGGTATCGTTACTTGTACATTGGTGACACCAATTTTAGGATTTAGCACATCACCATTTACAGTGGGTGAAAAAATATTTGTAGAGGGAATACAACAGTATACAGATAACACAATAACTGGTGGTGATGGATTTAATTCTGATGAAAATGGTTTTAAATTCTTTGAAGTTACATCAATGATTAATAATAATCCAGCAACTGTTGAATTTAATTTATCTAACATAACAAGTAATCCAGGTGTTGCAAAGACAAATCAAAATCTATTTGCACAAATCGTAAGTAAAGATGATTACCCAGTTTTTGAAGTATCGCAGAAAATTTTCAATTTTGTTGTTGGAGAAAAAATATCTGCATTAATAGGTGATGTATTCAGACCTCTAGAATTATCAGTTTCTGAATCTACAGATGAGTTTATAAAAATTGTTGAAGACCAACCAGGCGCATTCGATTTATTTGCAGGACAAAAAATTAGAGGATCAAATAGTGGTAATGTAGCAACTATTAATCAAATAGTTAATAATAAAGGTCAGTTCTTAGTAGATTATTCACTGAAACAAGATCAGGGGTGGAGAAATGATATTGGTAAATTAAATCAAGATTATCAGGTTATAGCTGATAATAATTACTATCAAAATTTATCTTATACCGTAAAAAGTTCTATAACTTATGAGGATTTAATAAATCCAGTCAATCGTCTTCTTCATACTAGTGGTCTCAAAAACTTTGCTGATGTTGGAATAACCTCTGCAACGAGTGCAGGTGTAACAACAACAACTTTCCTTGATACTTTAGCATTAGATATAATTGATCAAAAAAGAGTTGATACAATAAACAATTTTGATTTTGCTGTGGATGTAGATGTTGTAAATAACAAATCTAAATTTCTTAGATTACAAAATACAAAATTATCACCATATATTGAATGTAGAACCAACCGAGTTTTAGAAATTGATGATATAAGTTCTTTATTTTCAAATACTTCAACAACTCTATCTAAGTTTTTAAATATTCCAATAAACACTAATTACGCACGGTATTTAATTAAACTTAGAAATCCAAATAATAATTATATTCAATTATCAGATATTGTTCTCTTTGTAGATGAAGATGATATATTTACTGCTACACAGACTATAGGTGTTACATCTACATCTGAACTTGGAAGTCTCCAATTTGAACTATCTGCTGCTAATTCTATAAATTTAATATTCCAACCTGATGATGCTGATAATAATGATTATGATTTAAAGATATTCCAAAATACATTTAACACAGATTTAGCAGGTATAGGCACACAATCTATTGGATTTATAGATTTAACTGGAAGCAGTAAAGTTGTATCAACAGGTTCATCTTCTGAACTTATATCATCAAATATTAACAATACTGATGCATTTTTCACTTCAATTGAGGTAAAAGATCCAACAACAACTGAAACAAATTTTGTTGAATTATATGCAACTCATGATGGTACAAATACATATATTTCTGAATTCTTTACTGATTCTGAGGGATCTGCAGTATCAAACTCAATTGGTGAATTTACAAGTGGAATTTCTACAAATATTTTCTCTATTAGTTTTGTGAATGATGAAGCAAATGAAATTTTTGTTAAATCTTCTGTAATAGGAATTGGTACAACTGCTGCTGGAATTGGAACATATAGATTTAAATCATCAGGACAAATTGATGGTTCTGAAAGAACTGTTAGATTTGAATCAAATTATGCTAACGTTTCAACTGCAACAACAGTATCATCATTTATACATGAAGAGGTATCTAGTTTTAAGAGTATTGTAAGGGTATCAAGTGGTTCTACAAGTGCTTTACATCAAGTTATTGTTGTGCATGATGAATCAGATACATTTACCACACAATATCCCTTCCTATCAATAGGTAGTACATCTGGAATTGGAACTTTCTCCTCCTCATTAAAAGGTAATAATTTAAACTTCAATTTCCATCCAGATCCCGAATTTACTGGTGGAACAAATAATGTACAAGTGCAAGTTTTTAATAAAATATTCTACAAGGATCTTGATTTATTAAATTTACCATTAGACTTACAATATGGCACTGTTACTGAATCATTATCTATAGCACAATATGATGCGATTAATGGGTCAAGATCAAATAAAAAAAGTTTTGTGTTACAGAGTAATACTAAACCAATATTCCAAAAGAACTTCAATCCATCAGATCCAAACGTATTAAACTTAGCAACTGGTGAGTTTAACATAGTTGATCATTTCTTTGAAACTGGTGAAAAAATAATTTATTCACCTGGCTCAACATTTACAGGTGCAAGTGTCGCAGGAATTACAACAGCTGGTGGTGCATTAGCAGCTGGAACTGAATTATTTGCCATTAAAGGTGGAATATTGCAAAATAATGGTGATAAATTTTTAGTTGCGAAAAATAAAGCTGATGCATTAGCTGGTATTGCTTTAACATTTTTAACTTCTGGTTCAGGTAATAATCATGAATTTGAAATGTTTAAGAAAAATGAGAAAGCATTGATGTCCATTGATGGAGTTATACAATCACCAATCGCATTCACACCTATATCAACAACTTTAGAATCAAATATAACTGATAGTCAAACTTTATTCAGTGTTGCAGGTATATCGTCAATAAACACTGGAGATACAATTAAAATTAATAATGAGTTTATGGAAATAACAAATGTAGGTTTAGGAACTACATCTGTTGGTCCAATAACTGAAACTGGTAATATTAATTTAATTGAAGTTAATAGAGGATTTATTGGGTCAGCTGCAACAAATCACTCTATTAATGATGTAACGAGACTATTCTCAGGTGGTTATAATATTGTTGACAGCACTGTTCATTTTACTGAAGCACCAAGAGGAACAAACAGAACACAAAGAACTGCTTCTAATTTAGAACCTGTTAGGTCTAAATTTACTGGTAGAGTTTTCCTTAGAAAAGATTATAGCACCAACGTAATATTTGATGATATATCAAATCAATTTAGTGGAATAGATCAAAATTATAGAGTAAAAGTGGGTGGTGCTGATACAGTAGGTATTAATACTGGTAGTAGTATTTTATTACTAAATGGAATATTCCAAACACCAACTACATTTAATAATTTAAATAACAATTATGATTTTGCTGGTATAGGTACAACAGCAACAAATATTGTATTTACTGGTATTACCTCAAGCAATGGTTCATTAATTATAAACGATAGTGATGTTAATCAGAACCAATTACCAAGAGGTGGTGTTATTGTATCATTAGGTTCAACTGGTGGTTTAGGTGTTGCACCCTTAGTAGGTGCAAGAGTAAAGGCAACTGTGGGTGCTGGAGGAAGCACAATTGTAGGTGTTGTAGGTGTGGCTACTACTGGTTCATCATACGGAATAAGCACAGCCTCATACAATAATTTAACAGGTGAACTCGAAGTCACCACTTCAACAAATCATAATTTTGGAGATATTAATGAATTTGTAAGATTAGATGGTCTAACATTTAATCCTTCTTTACCTATTGCAAATGATACCTCATTTGGTTTAGTTGGAATTTTATCATCGAAGACATTCATAGTAAGCATAGGATCTTCAACTCAATCTCATGATTATGTTGGTTCAGGAACTGCATTTGAATACTTACATGATTTAACTTTTGGATCTGGATATAGAAATCCAGTATCAGTGGCAGTTACTGATTTAACAGGTAATGGTTCAAGTGCTGATATTTCGGCAGTAGCTGGTGATGGTGGTGTATTATCATTTACAATTAATAATGTTGGTACAGGATATGAAACACCTCAAATACAAGTTTCATCTCCATCTTATTCAAATTTACCAGTCACTGGTGTTTCTAGGAGAGGTATCGGATCAACCACCGATACAGGAACTGGAGCTAAGATAACTGTTGGTGTTAGTGCTGCAAACACTTCAGTAGGAATTGGATCTACGTTATTTACTGTATCTAGTTTTGTGTTGGAGAATACAGGATATCAGTTCCAACTAGGTGATGTATTTAAACCAGTAGGTTTAGTGACTGCAATCGGTGTAACAACTCTTACTGATTTTGAATTGACTGTAACAGATGTATTTAATGATCAATACTCATCATGGAATTTTGGTCAATTTGACTTTATTGATTCAATAAAGGAACTTCAAGATGGTGAAAGAACAAGATTCCCATTAATATACAATGCTAATCTTTTAAGTTTTGAGAAAGCAGACGACTCTTTACTTGATTTAAAATCATTACTTTTAATATTTGTTAATGGTGTTGTTCAAGATCCTGGTGAAGCATTTACATTTGATGGAGGAACATCCTTTGAATTTACTCAAGCACCAGATCCAACTGACATAATAGATATATTCTTCTATAAAGGCACTCAAGGTGTAGATACTGTTCAAGTCTCAGCTGGAGCTTCAGTTGCACCAACAATCAAAGTTGGTGACTCTGTTCAACTGATTAAGAATTCAGGAATCACAACATCTCAAGATCCAAGAGTGATATATTCAATATCAAGTTCAGATGAAGTTGAAACCAATTTATATAATGGTCTTGGAATTGATGAAATAAATGCAAAACCTTTGCAGTGGACAAAACAAAAAATAGATAAGAAAATAAATGGTGAATTAGTATTTAAAACAAGGGATTCTATCGAACCTTTAATTTATCCAACTGCAAGGATAATATCCGATGTTGGTGTTGGTGATACCATTTTATTTGTTGATAATGCATCATTCTTTGATTATGAAGAGGATTTTTCAACAACTGATGATTTTGAAATAGGAGCAATTGGAGGTTTGATAGTTGAATCAACAGATTTAGTTGCTGCTGGATTAACTGCAATTGTATCAGTTGCAGGTACAATTCAATCATTAGACATTACTAACGCAGGAAAAGGTTATGTTGGTTCTGCTATAACTGTCTCTATAGCTGCACCAGCTACTAACAACTATTATTCAATTACAACTTCTACGACACCTCCAGCAGGATTAACAACTGCAACAGCGACAGTATCTGTATCTAATGGTAGTCTAAATACAGTTACCATAACAAATCCTGGATTTGGGTACACTCAAACTAAACCCCCTCAAGTTATAGCTCCATCTCCTACTTTGAAGAAAGAGGATATCGATCTAATAACTAATGTTCAAGGATTTGATGGTGATGTGATAGGAATAGCAGTCACAGGTGGTGTAAATGGAAATGCAACAGCTATTAAATTTACATTAAGTGAGGACACAGGAGCAGGTTCTGGAAATCCAAAAGGTGTATTTTCTAATTTACAAGTTGGATATCCAGTTTACATTTTTGACACTAATGTCGGTCATGGTGTCACATCTGTTTTCAGTGATGGAGCTATTGTTTCAACAGGAACAACTTGTTTGGATAATGTTTATTTAATTGATGATATTAATTTATCTAATAAATCAATTATATGCAATATAATGACAGGTGTAAATACAACAGGTGTAGTTACATCATCAACTGGATTTAGTGGTAGATTCTCATGGGGTAGATTAACGGGTAATGGTCTTGTTAGATCTTCTAATCCCATTTCTATTGGAGTAACAGGTAAAACATTATACTCTGGTATTTCAACTTTCCCAACAATTCAAAGAAGAGATTTTGGACTTAGAGACACTGGTGCTTTAAGAAAGAATCTCCCCTAGTATAAATATAGAAAAAAGCTAATGATATGGCTGCAATTGTAACTGATCAATTTAGAATTCTAAACGCAAATAATTTCGTAGAGACAGTAGAAAACTCTGCTAATTCTTATTATGTTGTCGTAGGACTTGCTAACCCAACCTCTCCAATCGTTGGTTTTGGAAGAAGTGAAACTTGGAATACAGAAACACCTAATCCCATTGACAGTATAAACTATGTAAATCACGTAAATGATACAACGACTTTTGGAAAAAAAGTAACTGGGGATAATGTAAGAAGATTAATAACTAGGAGAAATTGGGCACAAGGAACAAAATATGAAATGTATCGTCATGATTATAGTTTAAAAAACCCCTCTCCAATAACAAGCAATTCAAGATTATATGATACAAGTTACTATGTAATGAATCAAAATTTTGATGTTTATATTTGTTTAGATAATGGATCAAGTGGAATTAATACAACAGGAAATGCATCTCAGGATGAACCTGTTTTTACTGATTTAGAACCTTCAAGAGCAGGTGAAAGTGGTGATGGTTATATATGGAAGTATTTGTTTACAGTGCCTCCTGGTGATATAATAAAGTTTGATTCTACAGAATACATCTCTGTCCCTAGTAATTGGCCAACTTCATCGACAACTCAAATTCAAGCAGTTAGAGAAAATGGTGATTCAACTGTTAACAACAATCAAATAAGAAAAATCTACATTGAGAAACAAGGATTTGGTTATCAAACCAATCTGAGTGGTGTAGAGGTAGATATTATTGGAGATGGATCAGGTGCAAAAGTTGTAATAGATACTGATAGTGAAGGAAAAATAACAAAAGCTATAATTTCTTCAGGTGGAACAGGATATACTTTTGGTATGGTTGACTTAGGAAGTATTCAAGGTTTAGGCACTCCGTCTGTTAGAGCAAAATTAATCCCAATTATACCTCCATCTAGAGGTCATGGTTTTGATTTATATAAAGAACTAGGAACCGATAAGTTACTTGTTTATGCTAGATTTGATGATTCTACTAAAGATTTTCCAACTGATACTAAATTTGCACAAATAAGTATAATCAAAAATCCAGTGGTAAATGGAGTTGGATCAACGACTATTTTCACAGCAAGTGAATTTTCAAGTGTTAATGCGATAAAAGTTATATCACCAACTGGTGATCCTGTAGTAGGTGAAAAAATAACACAAACTGTCACTGAAGGAACAGCAAAAGGATATATTGTTTCATTTGATTCAGATACAAATGTTTTAAAATATTATCAAGATAGATCATTATATTTTAATGATACTACAGGAGATCAAACTGATTATAATAATTTGAGTTCAGAGGCAAAAGTGTTAAGTTTCCAATCAAGTGCTGAACCAATTAATGCCGCTGGAGGATTTCAAGCATCAGTTGACCAAAATTTTAGTGGTATAAGCACTAATCCATCTGGTAACAAAGTAGTTTCACTAGGTGTAAACTTTGAAAATGGTCTTGCTAATCCTGAGATAAATAAAGGGTCGGGTGAATTAATTTATCTAGATAATAGAGCTACAATAACAAGAAACTCTAGACAAAAAGAAGATATCAAAATCATCTTGGAATTTTAAAAAATGTCACAGAAAACAAATCTAAATATTAGTCCTTATTATGACGATTTTGATAAGGACGATCAGTTTTATAAAGTATTATTTAAACCTGGTTTCCCCGTTCAGGCAAGGGAATTAAGCACTTTACAGTCAATTCTTCAAAATCAAGTTGAACAATTTGGAACTCATATGTTCAAGGATGGTTCTATGGTGGTGCCAGGTGGTATTGCTTATGATCCTGAGTATTACTCTATGATTATAGAACCTGAACACTTAGGAGTGCCAGTTATATCATATTTGGACGAATTAAAAAATAAAAAATTAAAATCTGAGGTTACAGGTGTACAATTTACAATTGATGATTATCTTTATCCTGAAGATAGTGATCAAATAGAACAACCTACTATCTTTGTAAAATACTTAAGTTCAGGTCCTGATAATGTAGCAGCGTTTCCTTTTGACGGAGAAAATATAATTGTAGAAGAGACATTCGTATATGGCAATACTACTATAACTGCAGGTCAAACAGTTTTGAAATTGGTGGATGTAGATTCTCATTTTACTGGTTCTGCCGCTAAGTTATCAGCTGGTGTATATTTTATCAGAGGTAATTTTGTAGAAGTACCTAATGACAAAATTGTTTTAGATCCTTATAATCAATATCCATCATACAGAGTTGGTTTAACAATAGATGAGCAGATAATCACAGCTAAAGATGATCCTCAATTATATGATAATGCAAGAGGTTTTTCTAATTTCGCTGCACCAGGAGCAGATAGATTAAAAATTAAAACAGAACTTTCAAAAAAATCTTTAACTGATTTTAATGACACAAATTTTATTGAATTACTCAGAATTGATGATGGTCAAATAAAAGTAATTAATAATCAAACAGAGTATAATTTAATAAGAGATTATTTTGCAAAAAGAACTTATGAAGAGTCTGGTAATTATTCATTAGATGAATTTAGAATTGATGTATTAAATAGTTTAAATGATGGATTTTCCCCAGATGGTGGAGTATATAGACTTGGTGAAGAAACATCTGATGGAAATATACCGAATGATGATTTAATGTGCGTTAAAGTCTCTTCGGGAAAAGCGTATGTTAAAGGATATGATATTTCATTAGATTCCTCTACTATATTAGACGTTCAAAAACCCAGAGATGTTCAAGAGGTTGATAGTGCATTAATCCCTTATCAAATGGGAACTATTTTTAAAGTTAATCATGCGTCTGGTGTTCCTGCACCTAATATTAACGATGATACTGCGACTGTTGAATTATATAATAAAAGAACAACAATTGATAATAATAAACAAGGTGATAAGATAGGAGAAGCAAGAATATATTCTTTTGCTGTTTCAGATGCATCATATGAAAATGATACTACGGAGTGGGATTTACATTTATTTGACGTTCAAATTTTCACAAAATTAGAATTTAATGTGGCAGCATCTGCGAGTCAAATACCTGTGACATCATTTGTGAGAGGTGTTAGTAGTGGAGCGAGTGGTTTTGCATCAGTAGTTTCGAGTTCCTATAATTGCATTCATTTGAGTAATGTAACTGGTCAATTTATGGCTGGGGAGCAAGTTGTAATAAATGAAAATACATCAATCATAAGATCAATTAAATCAATTGAAACATTTGGTATACAAGATGTAAAAGGAATATTTCAAAATACGTCCTCTGTTACTGGTTATGGAGTTAGTTTTACGGCTGATACTGTTCTTCAAAGAGTGATATCACCAAGTTTCAGTAATGCTGACAAAATTACAATAACAGGTGCTGGAGCAACCACAAATGGAACATTCAATTTTGTGGGTGTTAGCACTGGTACTATATTAAGATATACCCCAGAAGGTGAAACAATTGAAAGATTTAATCGCATTGAAACAGTTTCTGCGGATGGATTTAGTGTTACTCTTTCTGCAGTACCAACAATTGCAGGTATTTGTAATGGTGCTTTGAATACAAGTAAGATATCCACAACTTTTGCTTTTGGAGTTCCAAAGGTAAGTTTAGAGGATTCTAAAGGATTATACTCAGAAATAGAAAATAAAAATGTATCTGATGTATTCATAGATAATGCATCATTAATAGTAGGAAAAAATATTACAGGTGAGGCTACCAATTCTGATGGGGTTTGCACTTTTGATTTATCTCAATCTGGATTAACAACAGCTTTTTATGAGAGTTTTGATGAGGAAAGATACTCCGTACATTATTCGGATAAAACAATTGAACCTTTAACACCTGATCAATTTGTATTAAGTAATGATGGTCAATCTGTTACTATCAACGGATTAAAAGCAAGTGAATCAAACATAGTTGTTAGTACAACACTTAGAAAACAAGGATTAAAGAGTAAACAGAAGAATTATATAAGAAGTGAAAGAGTAACTGTTGAAAGCACTGCAGTTGGAATAAACACTGCTTTAACTGGATTAACTCAAAGTTCTAGTTATGGATTGAGAGTAGAGGATAAGGAAATATCTTTAAACAAACCTGATGCAGTAAAAATAATTGGAGTATTTGAGTCTTTAAATAATTTAGCACCTACTTTAGATAAGTTTGTTTTCCCATCAGGATTATCATTAGATAGTCAGAGTGTGTTAGGTGAATTATTATTAGGTGACATAACTGGTGCTGTTGCACAAATAGTGGGCAGAGTATCTGCAACTGAAGTTGAAGTAGTAATGTTATCATCAACTAAGTTTGCTATTGGTGAAGTTGTGTTATTCATAGAGTCACAGATTACTTCAACTCTACAAGATATTGTAAATGGAAATCATACAATAATTACAAATAGATTTGAACTTGATAGAGGTCAAAGAGAGCAATATTATGATTATTCTAGAATAGTTAGAAAATCTAATTTTGCACCACCTTCTAGAAAATTATTAATAATTTATGATAGATTTAGTGTTCCTACAAATGATAGAGGTGATATTTACACCGTAAATTCATATCCAACAGAGAGATTCGGTGATATTCCCCATTTAAAAGATGGATTAAGAGCATCAGATACTTTGGATTTTAGACCAAGAGTATCAGAATTTT